GAGCCGAAGAAATTATTCTTAATATGGAACACGAGCGCACACGTCCACTAGGTCGCGGCGTTGCTGGTTCTGAAAAGATTACCCCTGCTGGTATCGAAATGGCGTTCAAAATTGCGCCTACTACTGCGGGAACAGACGCACTTATCGAAGCTCAAGAAGGGCTGCGTCCAGCCTTCTCAATCGAAGCTAGTGCCGACGAATACACAATTGAAAAAGGCGTTATGAAAGTGAGCCGCGCAACTTTAACTGGCGTTGCTCACGTTACTAACCCAGCCTTCAAGGCGGCTCAAATAACTGAAGTCGCTGCTACCGAAGAAACCGAGACCACCGAAGCGGAAGAAGCCGCAACGGAACTAACAGAGGAAACTACTGTGGAAGAAAACAAAGAAACCGCAGTTGCCGAGGAAGTAGAAGCACAAGTTGCTGCTGCCCCAGTTCAGGCTTCTGCCCCTATCCGCACTGCACCACGTTCTCCAATCGTGGACGGTGCTACTTACCTAGAGCACAGCATTAAAGCTGCTATGGGTTCAGATGAAAGCCGCGTTTACATTAAAAGCGCGGACGAATCTACTACCACTAACACTGGTCTTACACTCGCACCACATTTAAACGAGTTCATCTCGACTTCAATTGGTGGAAGACCGACAATTGATGCAATTTCGTCTGGCGCGCTTCCTGCTAGCGGAATGTCATTTACAATTCCTAAACTGACTCAAGCTCCGACAGTTGCAGTAGTGGCAGAAGAAGGCAGCCCATTCGGCACACCAATGACTTCCAACTACCTAACAGTTGACGTCAAAAAATATGCTGGGGCTAGTGTAGTTAGTTGGGAATTAATTGACAGAAGTTCTCCTGCATTCTTGCAAGAATTACTACGCGAAATGCAACTTGCTTACGCTAAAGCAACTGACGTAGCTGTAGTATCTGCATTACTTTCAGGTGGAACTGACGCAACTGCTGTTGCTGGTTCTGCTGATGGCCTTCAGTCATTCATTTCGACTGAATCAGCTGCAGCCTACGCAGGCTCAGGCGGATTCGCTCGTAACTTAATTGCTAACACAACTAACTGGGCTGCAATTATGGGATACCAAGACGGCGCTGACCGTCCGCTTTACAACGCTGCTGCTCCAATGAATACACCAGGGTTCGCAACTGGCACTTCAATTGTTGGCAACGTATTAGGCACTTCGTTATTCGTAGACCCACATATCGGTGCAGGCGCAGACGAAGGAATGATTCTAGTCAATCCGGACGCTGCTACTTGGTACGAAAGCGCACAGCGTCAAATTCAGGTTAACGTAATTGGCTCAGGTCAATTAGAAGTTTCTGTTTATGGCTACGGTGCAATTGCGGTAAAGAAGCCACTAGGCGTACGCGTTTACCAACAGTCTTAACCCTTTAGGTTAAAACGAATGGAGCGGGCGTTGCTGCCCTGTGGCGCTCGCTCCACCTAACCAAGAAAGAATAGAATTATGGCACTTATTGACATTGAAGAACTTAAAGACGTTCTTGGTATTGGCGATATTTACGCGGACTCAGTAGTCCAAGAAGTAGCTGACGCTGCTAGTAATGTTATTCTTTCGTATCTAACTTTTAATGACGCAGCCGTTATTGCTGTAAAGGTTGAATCTAATGTGGCTACTTACTTTACGGATAGTCGGCATAACTTTGCTGTTGGCGCTTCTGTCGTTATTAGTGGCGTTCGCAGCCCGTTTAGTGCAACTAAGACAATTACAGAAAAGGGCGATTTATATTTCAAGGTTGCACTTACTACAGCAGATGTCAAAGAAGAAGAAGTAATTCCAAGCGGACGAGCTTCGCAAACAACTTTGTACGATACGACCCCAGAAATCCGCGAAGGCGCTCTTGCTATCGCTGTTGATATCTGGGCGCAACGAATGGGAACTATGGGACAACAAGGCGTGGACTTCCAGCCTGCTCCGTACCGTTTAAGCCGTTCACTTATGACAAGAATTTCAGGGCTTACCGCAAAACACATAAACGTAGGAACTTACGTTGGCTAATTTTGCAACTTTACGAACTGACCTAGCCGAAGCCTTAGAAGCTGCAGGTCGGGTCGTTTACTCATTCCCACGCGAACAGATAACTCCACCTGCGTTAGTGCTAGTACCGTCTAGCCCGTATGTCGTACCTGTGGCAATCGGCGGACTTAATAACCGCATAAATGTTCGCTTTGATTTAACCGCTATCGTGGGCGCAGCTGATAATCAAGCCGCTTTAGCAAATATCGAAACTTTAATGCTTGCAGTCTTTGACTTGCTTCCAACTGGGGCGAGCGTTGACCAATGGACACAGCCGAATGTCATCACAATCGGTTCTAACGAAATGTTGACTAGCCAAATTACAATAGAGCTAGTAACTACTAACAACGGAAACTAGGAAGGGTCAGAAATGGCAACTTACATTACTGGAAGGGACTTGACCCTTACCATAGACGGCGACAGCTACGACGCTCAAGCTTCGACTGTTACTTTATCAGTCGTACCTAACCAAGCAACACTAGAAGTATTATCTGGTCGCGCTTACAAAACAATCGATTACACAGCAACTCTAAGCGTAGAAATGTACGCTGACTGGGGCGCTGCTGGCTCACTATGCGACGCATTATTTGACGCAGCTGGCTCGGCTGGGGACACTGCTATTGCTGCAAGTTTTGATGCAAATGGCAGTACATTTACTTGCAACGTATTCCCGAACTTCCCATCTGTTGGCGGCGGCGCTGTTGACGTGCTTACTACTACAGTTGAGCTAGTTGTTGAAGACGGAAGCGTTGCACGCGCTTAACTACTAATAGAACAGGGCAACCTTTATGAGATACGAAGTAACTAACAAACAGGGCAATAAATTCATAGTGAGTGACGAGAGTGCTTGGCTTTGGATAGAACTAGAGCGTGCTTTAGGTCTAACAATGAAGCAGGCAGCCGAGAAAATGGCTAACGGCAGTCTTGATGTAATAACTTGGATATTGCACCGAGCTGCTTTAGACAGTAAGAATACGGAACTTAAGACTCAAAAGAATTGGGTCGAAGCCGAATTTGAAACTTTCGAGGTGCTTGACGAAAGCCCAAAAGCCACGAAGTCGGAAGTATCCAGCGCAACCTAATAGCAATTGCTGTTAGGACTGGGATACCACTAGCCGACTTAAGGAACTGGTCACTTACTGACATAGGAACAGCGCAAGACTTTTTGAAAGGATAGGTAATGGCTAATAGGTCAACAGTACAAATCAAGCCAAACCAATCCCAACTAAAAGGGCTTTATGCGGCTTTTAGAAATATGGACGACGACAGCAAAACTAAATTAAAGAATGACGTAAGCCTTATTTCGGCTTGGTCAGCTGGAGAACTTCGGCAGGGTGCTTATTCTGCTCCAATGTCTAGCCAGTCAATTCGAGTAGCTGACACAGTTCGACCAAATAAAGACCGCATTCCAAATGTAACTATCGGCGGAAGTAAATCAAGATTTAGCGGCGGCGCTGTGTCTGGTCAAGTTTTATTCGGTAACGAATTCGGCGCTAATCCAACTGGCACTAATGGCGCATTCCCTAACGGTGGTCGGCGCTTTCCGTTTCGTTCACCGAGTAAGGGTCGGGGCAACGAAGGTTACTGGATATTCAAGACACTTACTGCGATACAGCCTGAAATTACTAACCGTTGGAAGAGCGCAGTTACCGACGTATTAAATAACTGGAAGAAGGGAAGTGGCGGAATTGGCTGAAATTAGAACGCTTAAACTCAATCTTCTAGCAGATGTAAACCAATTTGGGCAGGGCATAACTCAAGCTGAAACGTCCGTAAATGGCTTCGGCGGAACAGTTAACAAAGTTTCTAAAATGGCTCAAGCGGCTTTCGCTGCTATGGCTGTCAGCGCTGCTTATGCTGCAATTAAAATTGGCAAGGATAGCGTCGAAGCTGCTATCGCTGATGAGAAAAGCCAAGTCACTTTAGCCAAAGCCTTACAAAATACTACTAAGGCAACAGACGCCCAAATTGCTGCTACTGAAGACTGGATAACAGCCCAGCAACTTTCTTACGGTATTGCAGATACAAAACTTCGCCCGGCAATTGCTAACTTATCCCGAGCAACTGGCGACTTAACCAAAGCCCAAGAATTAACCAGTATTGCTTTAGATATAAGCGCTTCAACTG